GCAACCAGCAAGCAGTATGTTCTCGATACCTTTGCCCAAGGTGAAGACACAGCAGATGCTCGGGATGAGTCTCGTAATTGGGCCAACTATCCGGTTGACCAACTGGTGCCTGAGGGTGACCAGACGGATGACTACTCGGCACTTCACCACGCAACCAAAGCGACAGACTCGGCAGTTTCAGCAGCCGGTGACGCGCTCTCCACAGCTTCTGATGCTCAGTCGGCTTCTACATCAGCTTCCAATGCACAGGCATCTGAGCAAGCTGCAGGAGCTTCTGAGGTAGCCGCCGGTATTTCTGAGGTTAATGCAAAGGCTTCTGAAGATGATGTGGCAGCTAACGCTCAGGCTGCAGCCATTAGCGAAACCAATGCGTCAACCTCTGAGAGTAACGCGCTGTCCAGTGCTAACGCTGCAACCAGTGAGGCAGCTAACGCATCGAACTCAGCATCCGGTGCATCCATCAGTGCATCTAACGCGAGTCAATCCGCTACAACTGCTGGAAGTAAGGCGACTGAGGCTGAATCCTCTGCCGGTTCATCTGCCACCAGTGCCAGCAATTCCAGCCAATCGGCTTCGGCGGCGGCAACCAGCGAAACCAACGCTTCCTCAAGTGCTGACGCTGCAGCTTCCTCGGCCACGGCGGCTCAAACTGCTGAGACTAATGCTGAAGGATGGGCCGCAGGTGTGAACCTTCCGAGTGCTGCCGGTAACGGTGAGAAGATCCTCCGACAGAAGAGCGATGAGACAGGCTTTGAGTATATCGGTGAGCCTTATTCAAAAGTTGAGACAGATGACTTCACCATGAAAGGTGTAGCTCATGGAACCAACTCTACAGTTACTCGACCAGTTGCACCCGTTGTCTATTGGATAGGGTCAGTAGCCCCTGCTAACGGTCAAGATGGCGATCTCTGGTATGACACCTCGACATAAGTAAAGGATCAATAATGATTAATGTAATTGGCTCAGACAAGATGCGACTTTTCACTGGTGGGCTTTGGAAATACACAGAGACTCCATCGGCACAAGGTGGTGACGAAGAGTTTGATGTTACGGAGAACGGCAAGGTCTATCGTGTCCATGTTTTTAAACAATCAGGAACCCTTGCCATTACCAAAGGAGGAATAGTTGAAGGGCTATTGGTTGCAGGTGGAGGTGGCGCTGTGTCGGGTGGCGGCGGTGCGGGAGGTTTCCTTGAGGTCACTCCTGTCCTAGCCCCTGGGACTTTGAATATCACTGTCGGGACAGGTGGCGCTGGAGCTAGCGTTGTTGATCCAAGAGACAGGGGTTCAAGTGGCACCGATTCTGTTCTAGGCACATTCCGAGCCTTCGGAGGTGGCGGTGCGGGATCAACCAACAGCGTATCAGGAGGTGCGCTAAATGGAGGGTCAGGAGGAGGTGGCGCTGCCCAGGATTCAACCTTTCACGCTGGCGGCGCGGGAACCCCAGGGCAGGGTAATAAAGGCGGGACAAATGGTGGTGGCGGTCAACCCCCCTATGCCACAGGAGGTGGTGGCGGTGCGGGAGCGCCAGGTGAAGACGGCATCACTCCTGACTTCGCAGGTAAAGGAGGGGACGGGAAGGCTAGCTCCATAACGGGTGTCTTAACTTTCTATTCAGGCGGGGGAGGTGCCTCTACCTATAATTCAGCTTCTGGCATGGTTAACACTGGTGGTGCCGGAGGCGGTGGAGATGCAAAGTTTGCAGGGGGAAACCCTGGCGCTCCTAATACTGGAGGTGGGGGAGGAGGGACTAACAGGCTAGCAAGTGGAGGTGCTGGAGGTTCTGGCATCGTTATCGTTCGTTACGTAATCGGAGAAAAGGCTCAAACATAATGTCACTCAAGAATACCACTGAGACACTCGCACAGGCAACCACACCTGTTCCAGTAAGCATCTCAGGGTTGACCTGGATGGGAATCACTATGAAAGACTGGGTATTAACAGGTACTGCAGTCCTTATTATATTCCAACTTATTGTACTCACCCCGAAGGTTTACCGAGTTCTCTTACAGTTTAAACACAACACGACACGCACAATCAAAGAGGTGCTTAAGAGTCATGGCTAAAGCTACAACTGACCTCCTTGAAACTCTTCACAACGCTGTCGGCAAACATCTTCTAGGTAAGATTGATTCTGGCGAAGCGACTGCCTCTGAGATTGCTCAAGCAGTGAAGTTCCTCAAGGATAATAACATCGATGTCTCTGACCCTGCTGGAACCCCACTAGAAGGCATGTCTGCCTCTCTAACCAGCCGAGTCCCATTCACTGACCCCTCCGATCCTACCGCTCACTGACTCTCAGATTAGCGTAGGGCTAAACCTCACGCTCTCTAGCAGCTCCTAAAAGAATAACCAGCCCACTCACACAGGGTAACTGTGCGTGTCTGTTAGAGAGCCTCTCAAGGCTTCTCATCAATATGTCCCATCCGAAGGTAACCGAAAATGTACCTCCTGAGCTTCTAGATTTTCGCAACTTTCTCTTTCTGACCTGGGAGTTCCTCTGGAAGGGCGGGGCGATCACCGCCCCCAAACCTGACCCTACAGCAGTTCAATATGACATCGCAAGCTATCTACAGAATGGCCCTCGGCGGAAAGTTATCGAGGCATTCCGTGGGGTAGGTAAATCATGGATCACTTCAGCTTATGTCTGTTGGAGGCTCCTGTTAAATCCCCACCTGAACTTCCTCGTAGTCTCTGCTTCAAAGGATCGTGCGGACCAGTTCTCCACGTTCACCAAGCGGCTGATCTATGAGATGCCTCTACTCTCCCAACTACGTCCCAAGCACAACCAACGGGACTCCAACATTGCTTTTGATGTTGGCCCTGCCGGTATCTCTCACTCTCCCTCCGTTAAGTCAGTTGGTATCACTGGCCAGCTAACAGGTTCTCGGGCAGATGAGATCATCGCTGATGACGTTGAATCCCTGAACAATTCGTTAACCTTCACCCTCCGTGAGCAGCTCTCAGAGAGGATCAAGGAGTTTGACGCTATCTTGAAGCCAGGAGGTACAACAACCTTCCTCGGCACACCACAAACAGAAATGTCCATTTACAACGATCTGTCTGGCCGAGGCTATGAGATCCGCGTGTGGCCCGCCCGTATTCCTAAAGACCCTGATCATTACTCCGGAAGATTGGCACCGCTGATCATGGAGAAGATCGAGCGTAGCATTCCTGCCCTCAGTCCCGTAGACCCAGGTCGATTCGGTGAGGAAGATCTTCTGGAGCGTGAAGCTTCCTATGGACGTACCGGCTTCGCCCTACAGTTTATGTTGGATACCAGTCTGTCAGATGCCGATAAGTATCCCTTGAAGTTGTCTGACCTCATCTGTATGAGTCTGGACATGGACATGGCTCCCGTGAAATTAGCTTGGAGTTCTGGCCCCGAGTCGGTCGTTTCGGATGCTCCTAACGTAGGCCTTGCCAGTGACAAGTTTTACCGACCCATGTGGAAGTCCAAGGAGATGACTGAGTACACAGGCACTGTCATGTTTATTGACCCATCCGGTCGAGGTCAGGATGAAACCTCCTACGCTATCATCAAGATGCTCCACGGGTATCTCTTCGTGATGGATGTTGGTGGCTTCCAGGAAGGAGGCTACTCAGAGGCTACCCTGAAGTCCCTCGCTGTGTTGGCTGCTAAGTATAAGGTCAATGAGGTTCTGTCTGAGCCTAACTTTGGTGACGGGATGTTCAATGAGTTGTTCAAACCGTGGCTCCGTAAGATTCATCCCTGCACTCTGGAAGAAGGCCCGAGGGCTAACCAACAGAAGGAACGTAGGATCATTGATGTCTTGGAGCCTGTCATGAATCAGCACCGTCTGGTTATCAATGAGGCGCTCATCAAGAGGGACTACGAGTCAGCCAAGAACCCTAAGTACAGCCTGTTCTACCAGATGACCCGTCTGACAGCCGATAGAGGATCGTTGGCTCATGATGACCGTCTGGATGCTCTGGCAGGGGCCGTGGCCTATTGGGTTGAACAGATGTCCCAAGATGCTGATGAGTCAGCGGATAGACATCGTGAAGAGCAACTCAATGCAGAGCTGGCGAGGTTCCAGGAACATGTCATTGGATTCAACTCAGGTGACTCAGAAGAGCTGACATGGTGTTCTTAATAATCAAGGAGTTATAATTACACACACCTCAGGGAGAGGCGGCAAGCTTCTCTCTGCAGGTTTACCTCTATTAGATAACCCTTGGCTACCCTTTGAGACTCCTCTGAAGGTGATGTAGTGTGTGGTGATAACCCACAGTCCAAGACCCTCTATAAGACATCTTATGGATATCTAGTGTAACTGGCTGACCATAAGGAACACCTTACTCGGTGAGACTTGAATAGGATAATTACAGTAGGGAAGAACAGACAGACATCTATTAGACAACTATTAGAAGACCCCATTAGGGAGTGGTCAAGTAACATATTTGGAGGAGAAAGTCAACAGATGGATATCAATTGGAGTATCTTAGGTTTACTATTCGTTATGTCAATAGGCATCTTAGGGGCCGGTGCAGTTCTTCATATGGTCATCGATAAGTTCTTCGGTTAGGTGAACCCCAGGATTATTATAATAGCGAAAAACTTCTAGGTGAACCCCCGGATTATTATAATAGCGAAAAACTTCTAGGTGAACCCCCGGATTATTATAACGAAAAACTTCTAGGTGAACCCCCGGATTATTATAACGAAAAACTGTGAGTCGGTATTTGATAGGTAAGGAAGCGCGATTCCCCCCCCTGGAGGGTCGCCCTGGGTAGCCTGGAAAGCCGGAAAGCCTTCTAAAAGGATGGCATGGGGGGTTATACGCCACAAGATACGCCACCGTATGCGCTAAGTGATTGATCTATAAGGTAACGCATCGGTTTGCTAATCCATTGGATAGGCTGGGGGCAACGACTGGCAGGTATCTGATAGGCTGAGAGTATGGTCGCATAGATGATCATAGGGTTTGGCTATTGGTTACCGCGTGATTGTGCCGTGGGATGTTTTTTTCCTACTGTCTAACCTACTGTCTATCCTACTGTCTAACCTACTGTCTATCCTACTGTCTAACCTTCTGTCTATCCTTCTGTCTATCCTTCTGTCTATCCTACTGTCTAACCTCTTCACTGTCCCTCTATTAGTTATCGATTAGCTGACACGCGGTGACCCACTCCCCTCCCCTATCAGATCCCTCTATCCTTTCGTCGGTTTGATCCTCTATTAGTTATCAATCAGCTGATCAGGTAGTTCTTCTGTTTTTTTTATCATAGAGGGTTGACGGATCATGATTAGATCATTACAGTTCACCCCATCAGATCAACCCGACAGCGGATCTATTCCACTTAAGGAATTAACCAACGAACGGTTGACAAGATGGGGAGGATGATATAAAGTTCACCCCATCAATTGATCTACAAGGCACTAGCAGCCGGTCACTCAGTCAAGGATAAAGACGTTAAAACCTTCAGACTAGCTACTAGGTGAAGCAATCGGCCACACCGGTCTAACCTTTACAGCCTACTATCCGACAATGGATAAGATCAACGAAAGGTTGACAACGAGAACACCGTTCGATACCATAGGAACCACATTGATGCTCACACCGGCAATTGATCAGGTGTCACCAAGTCACGCAAGGCGTTACCGCTGGCGGGCCAAGGATAGGCCAAGAGATAGAGCGATTAGTTGATAGTACAGGACACACTGAGGGCAAGAACACGGCTATTAGTGTGTCCGATAGTATCCGCTAACGGATCAAACCAACGAAAAGGAATAGCATTATGAGTGATCATATTATTGAAGCGCACGACGATATCATCAACGAAACATACGACACCGTGATCATCAACGGGATTTCCTTTGATCCGGCTAAAATCCTAAAAGAACTAGATCCCATTGCATACGATCTAAGCTTGCAGGACTTTGAAAACTCTCAAGACAACGACGAGGAGGAATAAGCATGGCTGGATTCAACGACGAGTTTACCTACGAATACGTTCTGTTAGATGGTCATGATTTTTGGCTTAGAGAAGACGGCATAGTGCTGGATTCGATAGGCCACTTCATTGGCAAGATCGACGAAAGCCCTTGTGGCGAATATCGCTACCTTGAAGACGAAGACGGCGACCTGATCGCGTCATGTCATGAGAACGCTATGTCAGATATTGACCTGATCGAAAGCGGAATCCCCACGCTGTCAGGTTGGTAACGCTAGTTGATAGTACAGGGCGCATTAAGGGCAAGAACACGGCCATTAGTGTGTCCGATAGTATCCGCTAACGGATCAAACCAACGAAGAGGAATAAGATCATGGCTAATATCACATTTTACTCGCTATCAGATTACAACAACGGCGTCCTGATCAGTAAGACATTCGACCTGGAAGACTTCCCAACGTATGACGAATTGGCAACAGCCCGTACTGAATGGCTGGAAGAGCTAACGGAAGAGCTAGACGATGGAGATCTACGAGAAGAGTTTATTGTCGCTGATTATGAAGGCATACCGGCTTCACTCATGGGTCAATGGGATATCGATTCCGACTATGGCGATTGGTTAGAAGCTTGCGAAGAACACGGCACTGAGGTTGTGAACGCTGCTACAGAATTAGACATTCCATTCGATAAGATTGACGAGGCATATGCCGGAACAGCTAGTAGCGATGTGGAATTCGCTGAAGAGTTAGCTGATTCAATTGGCCTATTAGATGAAGTTCCGGACAACCTGAAGAGGTATTTTGATATGGAATCCTTCGCAAGGGACCTAATGATAAACGACTACAACGAACACAATGGCCATTACTTCCATAATAACTGGTAGTCGATATACCAGGGCGCATTAAGGGCAAGAACATGGCTCCTAGTGCGTCCGAATATATCCGCTAATGAATCAAACCAACGAAAGGGATAACATTATGACTATTCAAGAAGACCAATTGAACATTGCTGCAGCTGCTAACATCATCAAGAAGCCGTCAAAAAAAGTAGCTCATGAAATTATCAAAGAGCTATACGCTCAGGCTCCGGACGACGAGACCAGCGCAAACCTGGCGAAGCTTTACAAGTATTTCATGCCTCCAATACCAAAGACCCCGAAGACCCCATTCGATTGGGTAGCGGGTGCCATGGGGGTAAATGATGTCCGATATTACTTGAACTATGTCCATGTGGACGCTGATCACATCGAAGCAACTAATGGTCATCGCGCCCACCGTGTAGCCAATACCAACGGTTTGCCATCAGGTTTTTACAATAAGGTAGGGGACAAGGTTCACGAACCAGACTTTGCTAACTTTCCCAATATATCCCGCGTGATCCCTGACGCAAAGGATCTCCAACTGGAAGATGTTCAAGCGAGCCAGCTACCGGTTGAGACTTGGGAAAGCGAGATCATCTACCGGTTACCGAACGGTGCGGATGTTATGAAGCGTTACCTCGATAAGTGTATTGGCTCAGGTATGGCCACTATCGGAATGCGGGGTGCTAAAGACGGAATACGCGTGGATATGGATGGCCGTGTGGCCGTTATCATGCCCGTGCTGCGTACCAAGTAGCAGCTTACGCAATTAATCATGGCTGCATGAATCCGCTGATGGATTAGTTTAATCAAAGGGTATTCTCCGGAGTACCTTTGAGTTAAACCGACAACACTCAACAGGCACAACATCATGGCTAAGTCAGAGATAACACCGTGGGCTGAAATTGAACAACGAGACAAGGGCAAAGGAGAGAAATCATGAAAGCATCCGCCGTGAAGCTTGCCAGCTTAAAGACTCCCGCTGATTGCTCGGAGGCCATGGAGTCCATCGCGGATGATCACCGCAACATCTCCGGAGGGTTGAAGGCCTTTAACTCAGGCTATCAAACCTATCTAACCGTTGAAGCTCAGCGAAAGCTGGACGCTATCAGCAGGAAATTCGACAAGCTAACCGAAGGGCTAGAAGCATGATCAAACAGGGTTCGTGGTGGATTCTCATCCATTCAACGTCATAGCTGTGGCCTGATCTATCCGATAATCAATTAGTCTAACCAATGGGCATTCACTTCGAGTGTCCATGAGCCAGGCAATTTGACCAAACCGAAAGGAGATATACTCATGACAACGCTTTGCCTTGAAGACCTGAACGCACGAGAACTAGCTGCTCACATGACAGATGACTACTCACAACACCGGCGAGAGATCCAAGAGATCCAGCGCCAGCGCCGTGAGCTGTTAGGTGAGCCAGATAGGAAGCCGCGAATTGATACCGCTTGCAAGCCTGAGAGACGAGCCGCGCATCGTTCGTTTGCGGACGCCAAGCCAGCACTGAGGGCGATGTTCGGAGGTTAGTTTTGTCCTGATCTATCCGTTCACCAATCGATTCAACGTGAGGTTTAACCATGAAAGCAAGCACAGTCAAAGTCAATGAACTGGAAGATGGTTTCGCCTGTTCTGAGGCCATCCGTTCTATTGAGATGGATTACCGCAACATCATTGGCGGAATCAAGGCGGCTACCTCAGGCGAGAGAACCTACCTGACCCGCACGGCTGAGCAAAAGATTGAGGCAATCAACCGGCGGTTAAACAAGCTAGCTGAGAAGGCAGAACGGGAGGGCTGGTGATGCGAGTCCTTATCGCTTGCGAGTCCTCAGGCACCATCCGTGAAGAGTTCCGGAAGCTCGGCCATGATGCGTGGTCGTGTGATCTACAGCCAGCTGATGATGGCTCGGAGTTCCACCTGCAGTGCGACATGTTCACTGTCTTGAATGATGGATGGGATCTGATGATTGCTCACCCATCCTGTACCTATCTAACCAACTCGGCAGCGTGGGCTTATAGCGACGGCCCATATCATCAACGAGTGAAGGAAGGAACACTCACAGGAGCCGCACGAAGGGCAGCGCGTGAAGAGGCCTTGGCGTTTGTCCAGCGGCTGATGGATGCGCCTATCCCTATGATTGCTATTGAGAACCCCGTTGGCGTGATCAGTACGCGGATCAAACCGGCAAGCCAATACATCCAGCCCCATGAGTTCGGAGAGGATGCCAGTAAGAAAACAGGCCTATGGCTCAAAGGGCTTCCCAACCTGGCACCTACAGAAATCGTGGAGCCTCGCGTGGTGGAGTATCCGAAAGACTCCGGCAAGTGGGTGAAGCGTTGGGCCAATCAGACGGACTCAGGGCAGAACAAGCTAACACCCGCCGCTGATCGATGGAAAGAACGCAGCAAGACATACAAGGGCTGGGCAGTCGCCATGGCTAACCAGTGGACAGCTTACGCAATGACCAAACCCTATTGGAGGGCAGCATCATGAACGCACCGCAACGACAGCATTGGGAATACCAGCAGAGAAGGGCGAAAGCTAACCGACTGCGTCACCCAGGCTCAGCCGATAAGATCATCAGGACAGCCCGAGAGAAGCTCAGGCAGCCAATCAATTAGAGGGTGACAGTATGTCGCAGGTAAGACTCTCAGGCCCGCTCACAGAGGCCACAGACTTCATCAGCATGATCATAAATTTGGGGCTATCTTGTAGTGTCACGTTAAAAGATGGGACCTGGACGTTGACGCTTCGGAATGGGGGGACGTAACATGCCGCGAAAAATAACCCACCATTGGTTCAAAAGAGTAGCGGATACATCATGCCAACAGTTATGGGAGGTAACGAATTGACTACAGCCTGAGAGGTCTTAGAGCTGCGATCGAACGGGGAGGGCCGCACAGTTTGGGTCCATTCTTGTGTTCTCTCCCATCCCTTGACAAATTAGACCCAACAAAAGGTTGTAAAGCGTGAATTTACTGTTTAATCTAAGCCTGTTGAAGAGATCCATGTTCATCGAATACCCATCAGTCGTCACTGGCAACCAGTTTCTGGACTATGAGAAGGATCAGGAAACCAGCGACATAACCATATGGCTTGGACGGTTACACATCGTAATGAGTCCCGAGCCTGGGTGAGAACCCGACTTGAGAGGAAATAGCCATGAGTTCTATTAGTAAGCGTGGCCTGATGCGGGTCTTCCAGATCATCGAAGAGTTCCGGAAGATCTATCCAGATATGCAGATGCAAACGGCGGGGATCTTCGTCACCATCTCATTGAATGAAGGGATAACCATGAAGGATCTGGGCCAGAAGTGTGGCCTAGCGCAGTCAACCACATCACGCAACGTATCGCTGCTTTCAGATAAGCTTCGGCACGATAAGGATGGATACGGCTTAGTGGTAGCCAAGGAAGATCCAGTAGAACGGCGCAGGAAGATCATCAAACTGACACCAGCAGGGCGGCGTGTAGCTGCCTCGCTCAGTGGGATCATTGAAGCATCAAAGGAAGACTGAAGGATGGTGCCTGAGGTCGGACTCGAACCGACACGCCCGTGAAGGCAAGGGATTTTGAATCCCTCATGTATACCAATTTCATCACTCAGGCAGTTCACTAGAAAATCGAGGAGGCATTATGCCCATCACTGAGAGAGGGCGCAAGTTCTTATCCACTGTTCATCATAAAGGTGAACGCTACCGCCGGTCGTTTGATGCACGGGCTGACGCTGAAACCTGGGAGATGCAAGCGCGGCTAGACTTACGCAATGGCCGTCCTGTAGACCGTGGGGATACTCGGACAGGGGTATCCACAGGGGTAACCATGGAACGTCTGAGAGAAGAGGCTCTGGCACACCATTGGTCAAGCAATAAGGATACCAAGGGGCCAGCTCTGAACACTCGGCTGGTGTGTGACATGCTCGGGTGGGATCTACCCGTCACCCAGGTGTCATCGCGCCGAATCGAAGACATGGTCATCAAGCTGGTTCAGTTGGGAAACTCAGACAGTACGATCAACCGGAAGATGTCGGCCCTCTCGACCATGCTGCAGTACGCCAGGAAACATCAGTACATTCCATCAGTCCCTGATATTCCACGCCGTAGAGAGCCTGAGAATCGGATCAGGTGGATCTCTGAGGATGAGGAGGGAGAGCTGCTGGCCTTCTTCAAGTTCACCGACAATCAGGACATGATCGACTTCATCAAAGTAGGTCTTGATACGGGAGCCAGACGGGGAGAACTCCTTAAGATGCAGAGCAGGGACATACACGAGGGGAAACTCTACATTTGGGAATCCAAAGGGGGTAAGCCCAGGTCTATTCCATTGACCAATAGAGCCAACGAGGTGCTGTCTAAGAGGATGTCTTTAACTGACAGTCCAACAGAGAAACTATTTGCCAGTCTTTCAGGTGATGCTCTGCGTTATTATTGGGATCGAGCAAGACAACACATGAAGTTAATGCTGGACGCGCAGTTTGTACCTCATATAATGCGTCATACTTTCTGTTCACGTTTAGCCATGAAGGGTGTGCCTCTTCCAGTTATCAAAGAGCTGGCCGGTCACGCTACCATCATGACAACCCAACGGTATGTTCACATGGCTCCAAGTAACCTGACTGATGCGATCCATATTTTAGAAGGTAATAACGACAACGGATCTCAATCTTCGGATCAAGCCACGAGCCAAAACTGTGGCGTAAACGGGGTTGTGGCGTAGAACTAACCTATCAACGGATAGCAATACTGTATGATAAACAGTAAGTTAGCGATTAGGAATCTAGTTTCATCGGATTCAAAATGTGTTGTACTAACTATCCGCTCTTGCATTTAACTAATATCTGATGTACTTTAGCATCCGCTCCTACGGGGGCTTTTTGTTTCTGACAACCTATCCTGTAGCTAATCTAATTCAGTCCCCTATTGGCTTGAGGCGTGGCGTGTGGCGTTTCTGACATCCATCTCAGCTAATACCCCACACTTAAGGATGACGAGGCTCCTTGGGAAAGGGGGGTAAGGGGGGTAAGGGATTATAAGATTAATACAATAGGTTATTACTTAAAGACTTCTTATAGACAACTTAAAGACTTCTTAAAGACAACCTAAAGAGAGAACTATTAGATGAGCGAATCAATAACAGATCAGATTATCCGAGAGATCCAGAATGATCCTGAGTTTGAAAGTAAGTTAAAACAACAAACCATTCTTGAAGATAAGATGCGAGGCATGGGAGTTGATCGTCATTGGAATAGAATCCACAAGGCTCAAGCCTCAGGCCGTGAGACTGAAACCAAGAGTGTCCGGA